CACTGCCAGCGGCCGTTGTGGTTCACGCGCTGCTCGCTTTCGAGATGGGACAGATACTCCTTGGGCGCATCGACGGGTAGCTCCCAGGTCGGGCCGTCCTCGGGCTTGTTCCGCCGGAGCTTTGCCAGGGTGTCCTTGACGTTCAGGTTCGACCAGTAGTGGACCCGGGCGATGAGGCCGCGGCCGATGAACACCTTCCGCACGGGCGAGTAGAAACGCAGCACGCTCTTTCCGTCCTGCCCTTTGTGCACGAACGTGGCCCGCTTGTCTCCAAGCAGGGCGGTCCATCCGCGCTGGGCGCACTCCTTGTAGACTTCGTAGGTGGTGTAGCCGGCGTCCACGAATACGAGGTTCTTGTGGACGGAGAAACGTGATTGCATCGCCTCCAGTTCCTCCCAGGTGCCGACGCGATCGCACCACACGAGCCGCGAGCTGGATGTGGCGGACCAACTCCGCACGACGAGGAAGAAGTGATCCCGCTGCACGTCGACCGTCATGAACCGCAAGGGCACGCTCGCCCCACCTTCCGGGAACGGCGGCGGGACCACACGTCCTTTGGCATCCAACGCTCCTTCGAGTGCCCAGGTATCTCCGAGCCGGTAGTCGGCAGGGGTGATCTCCACCATGAAGTCTTCGATCCATTCCTTCCAGGGAAGGGCGAGTCGCTTCTGGTAGAACTGCTGCATGAGGGTCATGTCTCCCATGCGGGCCGCCGCCTTCGCGCGGAGGTAGAGTTCGGCCAGTTTGCCCCACGACATCGTGCAGAGCGCGTTCCAGTGGAACCCGACGTTCTCCGACGAGGCTCCAGGGTTCTTGGCGACGTAGCGGCCTGTGGCGTTCAGTTCACGCCGCACGCGGTCCGTGTCTTGGAAGTAGGTGTTGCACTCCTCGCAGCGCAGGCAGGTCGTTTCCCGCACGCGGCCGTAGTGCCATTCGCCATTGTCGAGGCGGGCATCCTTCGACCATTCCACGTTCTCCCACTTGAACGGCTGCCGGGTTCTGCAATGTGGACACTCGAAGGTCCACTCGCGCTGATCGGTCGTTTCAAACTTCAGATGGGTGTCGTCCCCATGCATGCCGCCTTGCGACAGAAACAGGCATTTGCCGAGCCAGCCGAACGCCGTCACACGGGCTTCCGCCTCGGCCATGTGGCCGACCGGGTAACGCCATGTCTCATCGCAGATGAGCCAGCGGATCGATCGGCGCTGGAGGTTCGTCTTGTTGTTCGCTCCGAGCACCCAGAGCGTCATGCCGTTCGCGAAATGGACGGTGGCGGTCTTCTTCTTGTGACGGTCCTTCGGGTAGAGCGCACGGACCGGTGCACATTCATCGAACAGCTTGTGAAGACGGGATTCCGCCTGATCGCGGGCGTCCTCGTCCGTCTGGTCGAGCCAGAGGGTCGGCCCGGGCATGTTCGCGATGATGTAGCACAGGCCCAGTTCGGCGACGGAGGTCTTGCTGGATTGGATCGAGGCGAGAATCGAAATGATACGAACCTTCGGATCGGCGAGGGCCTCCATCGGCTCGCGCATCCAAGGGCTGTGTTCAGAGCGGAAGCGTCCCGGCACGGGAGAGTAAGGGATGCTCTCGATGTGGTCCTCACACCACCGCCACGGCGGACGCCGGTCAGGTGGCTGCCACGCGCGAGACCAGAGGGCTTTCAGATTCGGCTCGCTCATGGCCGGCTCAATACCTCCAGAACTGCGTCAATGGCCCGCCGGCATTCGACCTGGATGCCGTGGGCGTCGAGGCCCGCGAGGACGGGCGGGAGCTCCTGCTCGAACTTCGAGCGCAACAGGGCCACCGCTTTGCCCACTAAGCCGTGCCACTCCTCCTCGACCTTCGAGACGGGCACGATCTCCGCCTTCTTGATCGCGATGCGCAGCTCGCGCTCCTCGACATCCGCAAGCAGCCGACGCGCCTTCAGATTCGCGGTGGGATCGGTTTGCTGCGGAGTCTTGAGTCCGCGGCGCTTCACGAACTCCCGCCATGCGAGCACATCGTAGGTTCCGTTCGAGCTTACCTTCGGTGCGTCTGGGAATTTTTTCCACGCATGCAGCGCCTGCCGCGTGATCCCTAGAGCCGCCGCGAGTTCGACCTGGCTTTTCGCCGTGGTGACGGCCGGTTCCTCGCTGCCTGCGGCCATCGCTTGAAGCATGGCTCGCTCGGCGCGGGTGAGCTTGCCGCCCGTGTGCACACGCTTGGCCAGGTTGGCGAAGTCTCGGGAGAGGATCTTCTTCGCCAGATCGGGAGAGACGCCGTCCATGCCCCGATCGGCGCGTCAACTCACGGGATCGACAGGCTCTGTCTGCGGGGCGCGTCGATCGCCACCCGATCCTGGCTCTTGTAAGTTTCGAAGCGGATGTGTGCCTTCCACTTCCGCTTCAAGTAACGCTTCTCGGCGGCGATCCGCTCAGCCGACCGGAACAGGGAATTGCCACCGAGGTTCTTGTCGCGTTCCTGCGTGAAGCAGAATCGGGCCTCGTTCCAAACGAGCCTGTTTTCGAGCAGCTCCCCTAGGGTGGCGTCGATGTCGCACTTGCACTTGAGGAGCTCGTCCCAGCGCGGTGACTTCCCAATCACGCCGACAGCTCCGCCGACCCAATGGTTAACTCCGAACGGATCGTTGCGCTGAAGCAGCCGCGGATCGCTACGCTGATGCCAGCCGAACACGCGGGCCCCGGCGCCGTAGGCACAGTGTGCGGTGTTCCGGATCATGGCCTCGATCTCGGGAATCGAAAGCTTTCGGACCTTGAGGGCGACCATGCACATGCAGGCGGACAGGTCGTCATCGACCATCACCACCACATCCTCGGCGAACCTGCGGATGATCCAGTTTCTCAGGATGGAGATTCCGGTGAGCTCGTCAGGAACGGTCACCGTCTCAAGCGGTATGTGCGTATAGTCGGCTCGCTGGCTTTCAGGAACCACCAGCGTTGCCGTCGGGAAGAGCCGGTGGCTCGTGATCGACCGAGGCCGGCTTCGGCTCAGGATCACGACTCTGAGCGAGAGCGGGCGAAGTTCCGGAAACTCCCCCGGCGAGGGCTTTTCGTGCCAGTTCGATGAGACGTCTTCCATGGAGGACTCGGCCGATGCCGATTTTTTTGGTGGTTCGGGTGATGGAGAAATCGACCTCGCGCACACCGAGGAGCTGGAGTGCCAGCATCCAGTCGCGCAGATCGTGGAACATGAAGACGAGGTAATCATGGTGCTCGAAGGGCTGGCACTCCATCCGAGGGATCGTCTCTACCTCGTCCTCGGGCTGCTCATCCTCGAAAAGTTTTACGAGGTCGGACTCGGTGAAGCCGGTCAGGTCTAGGTCGAAATCGGGGTCGCTCTCCTTGATCCGGTCGATCACCGCGCGGAGGCCGTCGTCGTCGAGTTCAGCCAGCTCCGCGATGCGGTTGTCGGCGAGCAAGTCGGCCATTTCGGCGGCCTCGCTCTCGTAGTGCTGTTCGTCCACCGGCACCCTTTCGCATCCGATCAGCATCGCGGCCTCGAGACGTCCGTGGCCGCGCACCACAAGGCCGCTGCGCTTGGAAACGGTGATGGGTGCCCGCCACCCCTGCTGTTGAATAATCGCCGCGAGGAGCTGGATCTGGTGCGCCGAGTGTTTGTTCGGGTTGGCCGGATTGGGCCGGAGCTTGTCTGGATGGACGAGCGCGGTGTGGGCGCAATGGACGGCGATCATTCCGTCCGGCAAGGTGTCAACTTGGGCGAACGGCCGCGCTTGCCTCAAGTCGCTTGGCCAAAGATACTAAATCAATGCCGACCCCCCTAAAATTGGCCCACCTTCTCGATAGCTGGATAAGGTCACCTCACCACACGAACCTGACCCCACAGCAGAAGCTCGATGTCCTCGACCGCGCGGTAGATTGGATGCGGCACGAGTTGGGACACGGCCGCAACAAACTGGGCATGAATCTTTTCCTTAGCGGTGTCGTAGGTGCAGAAGAAGGCAGATTAATCTTCGATCCATCGTTAAGGAAGCGGTCCGAGCTCATCTGGACGCCACCGCTCCAGCTCCAGCCCCACCTGTTGCTTTATCTTTTGCTCTATCATCGTGAGGGTGCCGCGCCCTTGGAGGTGATGGACGGCTTTATCGCGAAGATGCTGCCGCAGCTTAGTTCGGCGGATTTTGTTCGCACGGCAACCGGCGTTACGCGCTGCTACACCAACACACGCCTTGCCGCAAACACCCTGCGCAACTATGGGTTTTTACGATACACACACAAGGAGCGCTACAAGGCATGGGTGCTCACGCTTCCCGGTATCGTCGTCGCCGCCCACTTGCTGAAAAACGATGGCTGGAAAATTCAAGACTACAGACGGGAGGCAAAGAAGGACCTGCACAAAGGAATCTACGCCTCTCTTGAGGTGACCGACGACTACGAAGACTTTGTTTCCTTTCTAGAATACCTGCTCCGGGACGACTGCGGGGTTTTCGAGACATTCAAGCCAGCACTTCGCCGAGCATACGAAATCCTCAACAAGTTTCGGTACTCCGCCGAAGACACGTGTTTCCAATATGCATACCGGCACAAAATTTGTCGCGAGCTGATCGACGAGCTAGATAGATGGCTGGAGCACTCAATTGGGCCGAATTTCTATGAGCAATTTTCTGCCGCGATGAATATCGAGGCGCTTATTAAAGCAGTGGATGAAAAGTATGCGAAGTGACGGCACCCGGCCCCGGCGAAACGTGTAAAGCGCACGTACGGACCTCTCATGGAAATTGAGTGGGGTGGATTCGACCCCTATGCAAACACCTGATCATTAAAAGATTGCTTAGCTCGGGGTGCATTTCGAGGTGCATCGGGGGTGCAACGGACAAGTGATCACTTGTGATCAGTTCGCACCACCGAGTCACGGGGTGTGGGTCTGCCGTCGGCCCGT